GCGAACACTGGTCAACCTGAAGTCGGCAGTGAATAAAACAATGGAAGTAAGTAGGGGTAAGTAATGGCAACACAAGAGGAAGTACAAGCATTGTTAGGTGGCGTAGCTTCAGCAGGAACTACTCAAGGTATGAATATTGAACTTGAGGGTCTTAAAAAAGTTAAAAAAGCTAAAACACCTTTAACTTTTGAAGAATTACAAAAAATTTATGAAACAGGTGGAGTTATACCTGAAGACAAACAACTGCCTGATCTTACTTACGACCAAGCTAAAATACTTCCTGCAGGTTTAGCTACTGGTGTTGCTATGACTTCACAGATGGATGTTATAAAAGAAACTGCAGGATTTGGTACTGGTGCAGGTGGAACTGATGGTGGTAGTGGTGATGGTAAAGATCAATCAGATGGTGAAGTTGATGACGATGTAGAGTTTAATTGTCCTGAAGGATATCAATATAGTTCCTCTACCAAAAGCTGTATTCCCATTGATACTTCGGATAGAAGAGAAAATAATCAAGCTACAACAGCATTTTTAAATCAAGTAACAAACAGTCATAAAGTTTTTTTAAGAGATCTTACATCTAATCCTGATTGGGATGGTTCATTTGAATGGATTAAAAATAACAAAAAAACAGGTGGCAAAAATTTTGCATCTAAAAACTTTAGTTTTTTGTATGATGATCAAATTTTAGAAGATGTTTTTAATAGTAATTCAGAATTTTATGCAGGTTATGAACCTAGTTACAGTGGAGCAATGGGTGAGTTTGGTATACCTGAAGATAAACCAGAACCTGTAAAAACAACTAATATGCCAAGTGAAGAATTTGATACATTACAACCAAGTGAATTTGGAATACCAGATCCTATATTAAAAGGTAGTGGTGGAGAAGATGAAGTAAATATTAATCCTAATTTTAGCACTAATATTGATATGGATAATCAACAAAGTGGAATTGTTTCTGCTTCACTTTCACAAAAACCTTCAGTTGAAAATTTAGCTCAACAACAAGCACAACAAGCAGCAATAGCTCAACAGCAAGAAGATAATAGAAAAGCTGAAGCTGAAGCAAATAGAGAAAAACAACGAGCTATAGATCGTGGTCAAGAAGCAGGTAAAGGATATAGAGGTGGTTATGGTTTTCAAGAAGGTGGTGAAGTACAGGGTATGATGCCTATGCCACAACAACCAATGCAACAAGAAGCACCACCTGCTCAGTTACCTATGCCATCAGGACAACCTGCAGGATTCATACAAGATCCTAATGC